ATAAGAAGTCTTTTTAATTGTAATTATTAATATATTATATTTATTATATATTAATATTTATTTTCTTATTATATAAGAAGTTTTTATTTTTTCCATTCATTACATGCTTTTTTTAATCTCTTTTTTGCGTTCTTTTTATCATTCATTAATTCCATAAAATTAACCGACAGAATTTTTGTCCCACATTGTAATTTTGTAATTTTTATTCCTTTTTTTTCTTTTTCTTTTTTTAATAATTTAGGTATTTCTTCAAGTTGTAATCTTGTAATTTCATTCCCTATATTAATTACATTATGTATTAAATATTGAACTAATTCTTCTTTTTTCATTTTTGATATTCCACCTTTTACGGGTGGAAGATTATATTTTTTAATCATTGCTTTTACTTTATTATATATTTCTTTTCTTGTTTCTTTATTACATTTAATATAAAGTTTTTTTCTATTTTCAATATCTTCAAGTTCAGACACTTTATCACCCAAAACGGGAGAAGTGCTTGAATTCATTATAGTATTTATACTAATTAGTATATTTAAACCTCTAAGTATATTTAATCGTAATTATTAATATATTATATTATATTATATATTAATATTTATTTTCTTATTATATAAGAAGCTTTTTTAATTGTAAAAAAAAAAATAAAATAAATTATTTTTTATTTTGTCATAAAATATAAATAGACCATAAAAATATTTTTATATAATTTTTTAGACCTTAAAATAAAAAAAAAATAAAAAAAAATAAAAATGAATTTATTTTATAAAATAATAATATTTTTTTATATTCAGCACTAGACAGGAATTTTAAAATATTATTTTTTATAGTGCTATATACTATATGAATATTATTATTATTATTATTAACAGTAAATAGAAATATTTATTTTTTATTATTTTCTTATTATATAAGAAGTCTTTTTTATTGTAATTATACAAATATAGATAAATTAATATTATATAAATCTCTTATTGTTTTATATAAATGTCTTCTATTTTTATATTTATCTTTATTATCAATATAATATTGTTTACATGTTCTATTTGGGATATTTTTATTTACACAATTAAAATTCTCAATATAATATCTTTCTCTTTCATGTAATTGAAATTTATTATTACAATTAACGTCTTCAACTAATTCAATATGATAATTATTATTTTTTATTATTTTGTATGATGTCCTATAATCTCTTCTACCTAATAAATACAATTTATAATCTGTCTTATGACCACTTAATCTATAATCTATATATTTTTCTGTTGTAGATCCATAATATACATTATTGTTACTATTATCTACAATCTTATATATTTTACCCTTATTATATTTATTCATTTAATATATATAATATTAATATTATAATTTTATATACTAATTGTATATTTTTTTTATTAGACAAAAAGACAAGAAAGACAAAGACAAGTTATATTATTTTACATATTTTTATTTTTATAAATTTATAAATATAAATATAATCTTTTTTAAATTAAATATTCTTGTCTTTCTTGTCTAATCTGTCTTTTTTTGTCTTATTTACAATGTGGTTGATTTTTTCTACAAGATGGTTGATTATTTAATGAATAACAATGTTTTTTTTTATTATGTTTTTTGCCATTTTGTATGAATTTATTTAATCTATCATTATATGGTTTTTCTTTTTTTGATTTTTTTGGTGCTATTCTTGTTGCTACGGGTTTATCTTTTAATAAATCTTTTATTGCTTCTACTGTAAGACGTAATCTCATGTGATTATTTTTTCTAAAGTCGTTAGGTAATTTTAATTTTTTTTCTAAATTTTTTAAATCTTCATTAATATCTTTACCATCGTCCAAGTGCATTTTATAAAAATGATATTTTTGTAAATATTCACTTAAATTACCTTCACCATGATATTCTAATTTTTCCATTAATTTTTTATCTTCAACCGTTCTATTTTTTATTTTCTTTCCTTGTAATTTTGTAAATATTTTTTTTAAATCATTAATATTATTTTTATATTCTTTCATATTAATTTTATTATTTATAAAATCATTATCATTATTTTTCATTTTATCATATATAATTAAATGATCTAATTGTTTTTCTTTTTTTGGTTCTTTTTTATTTGATTCTTCTTTATTTTCTGGAGAGTCAAAACCTCCAAATGCCTCGGTTGTTTGTTCTTCATCTATATATTTAGATAATTGTTTTTTATCACTGTTTTTTAGTGTTGTAATACCCCATTTTTTAACCAATTTATAAAATAATTCTATATTTATATTAACCCCTTTATTTTTAATATCTGTATATAATTCTAATCTATCTGGATAATACCCCAAATTATTAATAGGATCATTTTTATCAAATACTTTATATTTTTTTTTAAAATCTTTCATGATTATATTATATTTATCATTAACTTTTTTATAATCTTCTTCTTTTTTAATAACTTCTTTTTTGATTCTTAATTTTTCTTTTAAAACTTTTTTTAGTATATTTAATTTCCATAATCTCATGCTATAATTAGAACGTTGACTTGCTCGAGCATGTAAATATGTATCTTTATCAAAAAATTTTATATCTTTTTTTAATTCTTCAATTGAATTTTTATTATACATATCATATATGCCTTTTTCCTTTTCTGGGTCATTAATTTTATATGCTCCTTGTTTTAAATGTTCCTTTTTTCTTTCTTGTAATAATTTTTTTTCTTCTAAATCTTTATTATTTTTTCTTTTTTCATCTTCTTCTTTTGGTTCTTCTTTTTTTGGTTCTTCTTTTTTTGGTTCTTTTTTTTTTGGTTTTTCTTTTTTTGGTTCTTCTCCTTTTAATTTTTCTAATTCATTTTCATGTTTTTTTAATTCATTTTCATAATTTTTTAATCTTTCTAATAATTTATATTTATAATGTATTGATTTTGGATTATTACTACCTGGTAATAATGATTTATATTCAGATATTTCTTTTTTATAAAATTCAATATTTTTTTTATAACTTGTTGCATCATCATCTACATCTTCATCACTATCTGTATCAATATGTTTTGATATATCTTTTTCTTTTATTGCTTCTTTTTTTAAGTTTTCTTTTTTCATGCTCTCTTTCTCATCTCCTTTATGTTTTTTTTCATATAATTTTTTTGCTTTTTTTACTATTTCAACAGGTATGCCTGTAACATCAGCATTTAATCCTTCTTTTTTATATAGCACTAATAACATTTTAATCATTTCTATTTTTTCTGCTTTTTTTAATTTTATTCTTACTTTTTTATTTTGTGCATTTTTTAAAATTAATTTATTTTCTTCAACTGCTTTTTTTTCTACTTTTTCAGCAGGTTTATTATCTTCTTTTTTATCTTGTTTTTCTTTTTTTTCTGCTTTTTTAATATTTTTTAAATTTTGTTCATTAGCATAATATGCTTTTAAAAAAGCTATTGAACCTTTTGATTTACTATTTTTTTTTTTTCTTTCATCACTATTTATAATATTATTTTTATCAGGTGTCATTTTTAAATATGCGGTTAATTCATTTTTATTCATTTGACTTAATGGTTTTTTTGGTTTAATTTTATGTTTTTCTTTATGTTTTTTTGCAAGTTCATATAATTCTTTTTTTTTCATTTTATTGTATATATATAACTTATATAAAATTATATTTTTTTATTTTTTTATTTATTTCTTCTTTGTTGTGGTGGTGTTATCTTTTTTTGTTGTTGTTGTTGTTGTTGTTGTTGTTGTTGTTGTTGTATTAATGGTCTTTGTATTTGAATATTTTTAGTAATCATATATATTACACTACAAGATGGATCAACACTTGCAAGTTCTCCTAATGGATTATGTATTGATTGAGTTATTGATGTTAATATTGTTGGACTATCAACAGTAAAATTCATATTGCTACTAATCATAAAATAATAATCATCACTAACGTATGCTTTATTTGCTATTGCTACAACAGGTAAATTTATACCATCATGCCCACCAATATAATTTTTATTTAATATTATATCACTTCTTATTGTATAATATGGATATTTTTGTTTAATGGGTTTATTCTCGGCTAATATTTTAAATGATAATGTGCTTATATTTACTTCTGGATTATGACCTCTTTGTATTGGTTCATCATTCACTAATTGCTCGTTTATTGATGTTAATGGATTATAACACCAAGGAACAAATAATGGTTCCCCGTATGGATTACTATTTTGTGATTCAACATAACTAGCATTATTTTCTGTATTAGTAGTAAAAGGAAAAGATGTTAAATTTAAACTATTTAATTCCATTTGTCTATCATAATTTATTTGATCTAATTTTAATCCTTCATATGTATATCCTATTAAATTCCAAATACTTTTTGAAAATAAATTTTTAGAAGTTAAATTATTAAAAAATATCCATATGCCACTTTGACTATCGTATTTTATATTTTGATTATAAAAATTTAAATTATTATTAAATAATATTGCATCTGTTAATGGTTTTTGTAATAACATAATACTTGATTTATTTGCTGGTGCGGGGATAATAAGTATTTCAGGATTATATGATGTAAAAAATGATTTTTGTGCTGTTAAATCACCAGCATTAACCATTGGTAACCAAAATTCAGGATTATATATAATTGGTCTTAATATAGGATTTAATTGATATATAGGATCACCAGCATTAGGATTAGAAGCAGTATCTGCATCTGTTACATTTGTAGAAACTAATAATGTTTCTGTTCCATCTTTTTCTGAAAATTGCTCTAATAAATTTAATCCACCAACCGGTGTATTTGATATTTTTTTAGCTGTATATAATTTTTCAAAAAAAAACCTACTACTAATACTATCAAAATTTAATCCTGCTGTTTCTGCTCCAACATAAATATGATTAATCATACTTGATGTATCAAAATTTTCTGTAATACTATATGATGATACAGGTGTATTAAATGTAATTTCAGCACCACCACCAGCAGGGGTATATTTGCCACGATATAAATAATAAGACCAAGGTGATATTGAATTAGAAATCATAAATACATTAGTTCCAAAGGCACTATAATGAATATCATATCCGCAATTAATATTAGCATCAGTATTATAATTATAAGTAATTTTATCAGTGGGTGAATTATTATATAATCTAAAACCAATTGTTCCATTATCAATACCAGCAGGATCACTATAATGAATCATAAAACCATAATTATTATATTGTAAATTACCATCATATTCATTTGTAAAATTATCTTTTTGTCTTACATCAAAAGCAATATATTGTATTATACTCATTTTTGTATAATCTTTATCATCACCCAATTTATCTATATCAGCTCGTCCAGCATCACTATCTACATGTATATATCTTCTATCATTTGCTGGAAACATTTCTTTAAACAAATCATTATTATCATATTGACTATGAACCCAATTTTTTAAATTTGTTACATTAGTATCATTCCATGGAATATTAGTATTTATACCTACAATATGACCTAAATTAGGAACATCAAAATTACTTTGACTTGTAATATTAAAACTTGATAAATTATTAGTTCCACCAGTCATAAATATTCTACCAAAATTAAAACTTTCAGGATCATAAACAGCAATAGAACTAAATGAACTATAATATAATGCTGTCATTGGTTCAGCATTTTCAATGCCCTCGTGTATTTGACCTGGATTATCTTTAGAGAATTGAAAACAACTTTTACTAAATGATCCATATGTAGCACATTGGATAGGTTGATAACAATTATATATTGGTATTTTATTATTAAAATTATATTGTTCAGGAATTGTATCTACAATTTCTTGTGCTCCTCCAGGATCTAATTTAATAGGATTAATAAAACCTTCTTTTATTCCTATTTTTTTATTAAATGCTTTATTTACTTTATTACAAATATTTGATGGTGTTAAATGTCCTAATGGTAATTCTATATTTATATTTTGTGTTTTAATATCATATTGAAAAAAGCAGTATTCAAAATTATTAGAATTATCATATGGAGCAATTAACGGTGTTATTAAATTACTTATCATTATTGTTAATCTTTGATTAAAATAATTTTGATTATATAATGGACTTCTAATATCATGATCTCTAATTCCACCAAATTCTACTATTGCAGTTGTATTATTATTTAATGGTTCTAAACAAGATCTATAAACAGAATAATAATTATAAGCATTTGCTTCTGTAACATCTCCACCTAAATTATTAAAATTTCCTGCTACTGTATCATCTAAAGCATTTCTTGGCAGGTGCATTAAATTCTCTCCATCACCAGTTTTAAAAAATTGTAATGTTAAAAACATTTTATTATTAGTTTCATCTATTTCAATTGTATCACTACCTACTCCGATTTCATTTATATATGCACTTTGTACGCTTATATTATCACCAGGATTTAATTTAATACCTGAGCCTGCATTATTAGTCCATAAACTATAATTTTCATTATTATCACTTTTTGCTTGGTTACTTGCTAATCTACTACATTCAATAATACATTCAACAACCATATTATTATATTTATATATAATAATATTATATAATTAAAAAATTAAATTTTTATAAAAACATTACCTCGAGATATCCATTTACAATTTTCATTCCTTTTAATATTTCTAAATAAGAACGATTTATTATATTATCATTATTAAATGTTGCATTTTGTTGTAGTAATATACCTCTTTGATTAATTCTATTATTATTTAATAATTTAGTACAAATAAAAAATCTTTTACCATCGCAATCAGAATTCACTTCCATACCTGCAGCTAACTGTGCAGGACTTGAAACATTACCTTTTGTAAAATGGGCGATTGGAACATTCAATGGAATAACTTCTGCATATTGTATATTAGAAGCAATATGTGCTAAATTAGTTACATTAACTGGGAATAATCGTAAATCATTATATATTAAATTATAAGAAAGAGATCCACGATCAGGTGAAGAACTAGCATAAGGTCCAAGAACAGTAGAAACGCTATCATCAGCATCTAATATAGGATTATTCATAGACATAATTTTATTAACATATTGACCTGCGCCGCCTACATTTCTTATAAATGAATCACCAGAAACATCATCTGGTATAGATGATTTTACTAATTGATGTTCTACATAATCCATAACTGGATTTGCATTTTGTTGTTGTCTAATTATATCCATTTTGTCCTCATCATAATATATATAATCACAAATTAAAAAACATTTGTTAGTATTTGCTTCTACTTGAGCGGTTAAAGGACTATCTACAACAATGTCATCAATTGAAGTATGTTCATCATTTACTGAATAAAATAATTCAATAGATACTTGTTCTTTCATCATAAAAAGTGGTAAATTCCATTGACCCAAAATTGGAAATAATTCTTTTAGAGATATTTGAAAATTAACAAAATCATTATTATACATATTAGCATATGATGGAATATGTAGATTATAATCATTTTGTATGTTATTTTCACCAGCATTAGATACATAAGAATAAGCATTAGATAAATTTGTTTGCTGTGACGTTCCAGTTAAATTATATGGATTTAAACCAACTGATAAACCACGACCACTAACAACATTTTCTATATTCTTTATAGTTTCACTATGTAATAAATTTGATCTATATGCCATATAATAATTAAGGTCTAAACATTCACTCAATACTTTTGTTCCTACTCTTAATACTGCCCTATTTACCATACTATAAATTCCATTTGGAAGAGGTAAAAAAACAGCACTTTTTTCAGCACCAATATCAGATGCTATTACACCTAAATTAATTCGTGCTGTGGCACTATTTAAAATACCTTTATTAGGAATTACAAAACGACAATTACGAATTGTATTAACTACTGGATCCAAAATTGATGTTTCTACTCTCATATCAGTCCTCATATCAAATGGTGCAACTCTTAAAAGGTTAGGTAATTCCATATCTTTTCCTTGTCGGATATTACTTAAATCATCTTTTTCATATTGTCCGTTCATTTTATAATATATATATATAAATAATAAATATTATAATTATTTAATATTATTTATTTAATTACATTAATACCACCAGCACCAAATGTAATAATTTGTCTTGATAAACAAAATAAATATACAGAATTTGGTGCAGCATCTTGTAATGCACTTTCTATAATTAAACCAATTTGTTCTGATGAAAAATCAGCACCTTGATCTGATAATGAATCATATCTTACACCAATTCCAAAAGCATTTCCAACATAATCACCATATTCTTTATAAGCATAATTTTTCTTCATATTAACACCATCATAAACTTCATATGATTTAATTTTTGAAAATTCATCTATACTGTTTAAAAATTGTCTTACTAATTGTGGTTCATAAAAAGCACTGTTATTAGTAAAGTCTTGAATTTGATATTGATTTGGATATAACATATTATTTTTTAACCATTGCACATTTGTAATATTAACATTTTCACCATTATTATCTTGAATACCATTTGTTGCAAGTCCATGACTATAACTATTTATATTGCTTGATCTTACTACATTTATAAATGCACTAATAACCTTTGATAATCCTAAATTAAAATTAATTGTTGCATATGAAGAATTAAGAACTTGATAATATGAACTAATACTATTATATTCCATAGAAGTATTTGCCATTGCTCTCTTAAGGTCATCGCCAGTAGGTTGATGAACAACAGCATTTAATGCTACATTAGATAATAAATAATATCCTTTTTGATCTACATCAAGTTCTGTGCCATCGTAACCAAACAAAACATTACTATCAGGTGCTAAATTTATTTGAATTAATAAACCACCAGTTCCCCACGAATCACTTAATGGAATTAATTCACTAGAATTTAATAAACCAGTTGGTATTTGTATTGAAAAATCAAGTTCTGTGCCATTATTTTCCATTTGTAATGTCCTTTCAGCATTAATTGATCCTGCTTTTAAACTTGTCAATGATTCACTTGTTTCTAGTTCATATTGATCTTCTTTTGCTTTATAATATGATGCTAAAAATTTATTATAATCTTTAATTTGTTCTATTGTCTGATTAGTCCTTTTTGAACTTATTGTAATTTGTTCTAAAACACTAGCCACACCTAAAACAGGATCAATTGTTACTAAATCTTCATCGTTATAATCATTTCCATCTGGCTTATATAATTTAAATTTACCCGTTAGTCTTACACTTTCACCAATTAAAAATCTTTCTTGACTACCAATATTAAAATTTATCATTGGATTACCATTATTATATCCTATTCGTGCATTAGCAGGTTGATTTGAGGGTATTACATGAATATATTGCTTTGAACCTTCCATTAATTATAATATATATATATAAATAATAAATATTATAATTATTTAATATTATTTTTTTTTATATTTGAACGGTAATTCCACCACTTCTAAATTCAATACCCCTAATATGTGCTACAAATATTCTAAATAATTTATTTATTGTTGGTGTAGAGTAACTAAGGTTTAATTGTACATCTGTATTATTTAAATTAGCAATTTGTTTATTTAATGCTACTGCTCTTCCAATTACAAAATTATCTTTGAATTCATTAAAATTTTCTGGTGATATATCAGCCATATATAATGCTTTTTCTAATTCGATTAATTGTTGTTGTGCTACTCCTCCGTTTTCAATATCACTAGTTCTTACTGGTCTATCAGGTTGATATGTATTTTTATAAAAAAATTGATATTGTGATAAATTATCATATACACCTTTAAAAAAATTATTACTTAATGCATCTTGCCAAGATATATTACCTGAGTTATGTGCTTTACATAATAGTGATTTACACATAGTATTATTTAATGGCATTAATAAAGTTCCAGCTGTATTATTAGCAAGAACAGATTGAGAATATGTTTGAACCGATTGAAAATCATAAGTAATAAATCCTGTTTCAGGGTCTAATAATCTTTGGTTAATAGTATTATAAAAACTATCAGGTGGTTCTATTGCTCCTACAATTAAATCACATTGTGTAATTTGATATGTTGGTGGTGTTAATACTATATGATGTTCCAAGGACAACATCCAATCACCATTAGCAATAGCATTAGCAGCAACAGCACCAGGGTCATAATCAGCACCACCAATAGTAATCTTTAAAAAATTACCATCAATTTCTACACCTTCTATTTCAAATATTCTTGCTCCGACATTTTCTATTTGACCTGTTGATTTATAAAAAGCAAATCTTTCACCTACTTCAAATGGAAATTGTTCTATATTTGCTGGGTTTAAATTTATATTTGGTTGAATAAAAAATGAAGCAGTAGCATTACCACTAGGCCAACCTGAACCACCTAGGGTTGGGTCTTGTGTTGCATCACATAAAAACCGTAATGCAAAAGCATCACTCGTAACTTTTGGGTTTTGTCTTATGCAATTTTTATCAGCTTCTAATAAAATATGAATATATAAACCATCTGTTAATTGATTAGGAAATATTTTATCATTTGAAAATATTCCTGTATGTAATGGAAGGCATAATTCAACTTCAACATCATTACCCCATGCACTATTAAAAACATCATTTCCATGTTCTGTTGTAAGATAAGCATTTCCAAGATCATCCATTGGTGGTTTATTACTATTGGTTGTTCCTGTTGTGCCTTCAAGTAATACTCTTTTATTTTTTAAACACTCTCTATTATCATACGAATATTGAAGATGCACGTATTGATTATATGCAAATAATTCCTCCAATAATACACCTGCTCCACTTCTTATTGTAATATCTCTTATTAAACATTGACCTCCGATTTTTGGATCTAAATATAATTTAGTAATCATAGTAGTATTTAATTTTACTCTAAATTTGACATATGTCTCAAGTGGATCAAATACTTTAACTGATGGATCAATATAAATAATAATTTCTTGAGAACTATTATAAGATAGTCCATTCATTGAAGGAATTCTAACACTATATTGACTAGCTGGGTCTTTTACATTACTTTGAAAAAAATCATCCATATTATAATATATATATATAAATAATAAATATTATAATTATTTAATATTATTTTTTATATTTAATATTTATTCACTATCACTATCACTAATTATATCACTATAATCATCTTCTTTAATATCATCATTATCAATATTATTATGAGAGTTAGAAACAATTTTATCACCTTCAGCAATTAATGTATCAAAATTTTTATATGCTAGTGGTGGATTATCTTGCATAGATAAATACATAAAATCATATCTATTGGGGGTACATAATTTATATATATTTTCTAAATTTCTATATCCACCAAATAAATCACCATATTCTTCGAAAATTTTATCTTTTTCTTTTTGATTTGGAAATGGACTACCCATAATAAAATCCGTGCAATTTTGTCTAACCATACTACTAATGCCCCGTGCTGTCTGTGTTGAATAAATAAGTAATTTTATATTATAATGTCTAAATCTAGTACTAATATAATTTGCTATGCTTTCTCTTTTTATACTACCTAATATATCATCAAATACTAATGCTATATCTTTTCTATGATCTTTTTCACCTTCTTCATTTTCTTCACCGTCTTTATCTTGTCTTTTTAATAAATCAAGAACTATTTTATCAGAATATATATTATGACAAGTAAAAGATTTTAATAAAAATCTGCCTGTTATATCATTACAAATAGTATTTGATATTATAATAACTTCATCAAAATAATCTTTACCATAAAAATTTGGGTTTAATAAAAGATTAGATAATAAAGTTGTTTTACCTGTTTTAATTGGACTACATATAATCATACATGCGGGTGGTTGTGGTAAAACTGGATTACATTTTTTAATAAAAAATTTTTCAGGATCTTTTACTTTTAAAACTTTAGGGGCATCATTACAATCTTTTTCTTCTTTTTCTTCTTCTTCTTCTTTATCATAAAACTTTTTAAACTCTTTAATATTTTTATACATATATAATTATATATAATAATATTTTTATCTTATTTATTTATTTACTTTGGTTTTTTTATTTATAAAAAAATTACCATTTTCTTCTTCTTGTATTAAATATATTATCTATATTTTTATTTTTAATTTTTCTAACAAAATTATTTTTATCTCGTTCATCTTGTATTTCTTTTTCAATTCTTTGTATTCTTTTTTTTTCATATAGTTCTACACGTTTTTCATAATCTTTATATTTAGTTATAACAGCATTAGCAAACTGATCTAATTCATATTGTGACATTTTTATATATTCTTCTGTTGGTTTATGTTCTACTTTGGGTATTGTTTTTTTACCTACAAATATATCTTCATTAACATTTTTATTTTCATTTATATTTTTATTAATAATATTTTTTACTTCTTCTTTTTTTTCTTGATCTGATTCTTCTGATTCTTCTGATTCTTCGGGGACCTCTTTTTTTATTTCTTCTTTTTTTATTTCTTCTTTTTTTATTTCTTCTTCTTTTATTTCTTCTTCTTTTATTTCTTCTTCTTCTTCGTCTTCTTCGCTACTTATATCTTTTAACATTTCATTTAATAGCTCATTATCGTATTCTTGATCTTTTAATTCAACTTTCAATTGTTCTAAAAATGACATTTAATATATTATATATATATAATAAATATTATTTATTATTTTTTAATTAAAAATTGATAAGTTAATATTATATAATTCTTGTAATACTTCATTATAATTTTTATTTCTTATATAATATCCTTTCTTTTTTTCTTTAATTTTTTCTTTATTATTATAATAATAATTTCTTTCTTTTTTTTTAATTTTTTCTTTATTATTATTATAATAATTTTTTGATGATTCTTTTAATTTTTCTTTATTATTTAATTTATATTTTCTTTGATATTCTTTATTTTTATCACGATATTCTTTTTGATATTCTTTAATTTTTTCTTTATTATTATCACGATATTCTTTTTGATATTCTTTAATTTTTTCTTTATTATTA